CGAAAGAAATATATACCATACACATCACGCTGCATCATTCGCATTGTAGCATACACGTGAATATTATTCGTTTCAACAAGATGAATAAGATTTGATAATTCTGTTATCATAATACATTTGAATTGTCTAGTGTTTGTGAGGTACGGATAAATTATATATATATTGTCTTTTGTAATTTGAATACATTGGAATCCATTTTGCATAGGTAATGGCTTTTGCCATCGAAGAATATTAAATATGTAATTCATGTAGGTGGTTAGTGGAACGATATTTGTAAGGTCAGTGTCACGCTTGAAAATTGAGATAGGGATATCTGGATTTTTCACTCTACGTGTATATTCGTGTGTTTGTATCATTTCAGGAGCAATACCATTCTTTCTGTTATTTCGTGATACAACGAGAAAGTCGATATAGTAAGCCATCAGTTTATGGTCGTCAATGTATATATTCAAAGGTCTACACGTGATGCAGCTCATGCATTTGATGTCTTTCGTCACTTGGTTAGTATCTGTATGAAGAAGGTGTTCGTCTTCAAGGTACATTGTCAAATAACACGGAGAATTATGTCCTTTCATATACGGAATTAACTCATTATGAGATGGATTATAGTGAATCTCATCAAATCTCATATACTCTGTTTGAATTAGGTTCACAAAGCTATCTATTTGGTCTTTTTGCACTTCTTTAAAATCAAATGTATGTATGTTTTTAAAGTTGATGTATTTGTTGTGTTCTGGCAATTCATGTTGAACTATACCACATGGAAACAACCAGTATAGAATATCGTATGTATGAAATACCGGTTGCTTACTCCAGAATGCCGATTTTGATCTTACATACACATAAATAACTAGATAGCAAATAAGAATGATACACACACCATAAATAAAGGTAGGTACTTTAGGATTTATTACATCATATGTAACATCATACATAGTATATGATATTACAATTGCTTTTATTTTGACGCTGACTTCGTATTTTCAAGCGTTATTCGACAACTGCAGGACTCGAACCTGCGCGTCCATGAGACAATACCTTAGCAGGGTACCACGTTAACCACTCCGTCAAGTTGCCATTATTCGCTTTGTATACGGAGTACATGGATACTCGAAAACGTTTTAGATTACTTTTCGGGAAATTACTTTACATCGTTTTCTTTAACACATACATATACTGATATTCATATTGACATGATACCATATCACTCTTGGCATGTAGAATGAATCCGCAATCTTTTGCTGTACCAAGTATGTCCTTCTGTGTTTCCATATAAAAAGTGTGTTCGTTTTTACGGAACGTTTTCCCTTTCTTTGTTTTGAATTCTTCAATAAACTTACTTTCATCGTTGTTCATTTTGAATTTTGCTTTGTATTCATAATTATTAAATGTAATGTTTGTATCCATGATACGTTTTTTAGCGTGTTTTTGTAAACTTACAAAGTGCATTGGATTTGCCGGAGGAAGAAGTGGATCAAATTTGTTGCGATTCACCAAATGTATTACAAAGTATCCACCAGGCTTTAACCATTGGTATACATTTTGGAAAAATGTCCGTTTATCTTTTATATAGTATACAGTGAAGTATAAGCATAATACATGTGTTAAGGAGTCCTCTTCGAAAGTCATTGTCTCTAATACATCACCTTGCTTAAATTTATGTTTGGGATAATTTTTCTTTGCAAATTCAACCATTTCTTTAGATTTATCGATTCCTATCGCATTATGTCCTATATGTTGGAAAGCATAGACGTGATTACCCGTTCCACAACCGACATCAAGAATCATACTCTTCTTATTTGGCTTGGTCAGTGTTACAATTTCATCTATTTCGAATTGATAACGTTCGTCATTGAATACAAGTTGATCATAAATGGAAGCATAAAACGAATCATATATGGTTTCTGGAGTATTATTATGTGTGAATGTATTCATTAATGCATCCCCTTCGAAACCTTCGATTCTTTCATAATGTTCTAACACATAATCAGATACCTTCAGAACAATGAGACTAAATATCATGACCCATAAAATAGATTCCCATTTCGATAATTGTCTTCGGTATGATTTTATTAAAGAACATACCTTTCTGAAGCTTTTGTATAGTATATTTAATTTCATTATATGTATATACTTATATTTTTTTCTCATGAAGTAATCTAATAATGTCTTGCGAGATTAATGATGTTCGTGAACAAAAAGATTTCAAACAAACGACATTTTCAGGATACAAAAAAACAGATGTTTGTAAGGAACTTTTATCGAGCTTTCTCAATTCAAAAATAGAATCAGCATGTTATTGGAGTAGTGAATTGATATGTAGTGGTCATTATCAAGATCTATGGCACATCATCATTCACATCATGAGTAAGTATATTCATTTAGGAAACCCCAAATTACCTACGTATATAGAAATGAGAATTAACAATTTTAAAGATATTGTTGCTGGCGGATATGTTGATCGTGAATTACGTATGCGCAATAACTCGCAAATTCGTGCGATGTTTGCAGAAGTGATGTGTATCTTATGTAATTCGCAGCGAAAGCATAGCTTTGAAACTATAAAAATCAAGAAAGAAGAAGAGTTTGACATTACACGAATGACTGAAAAATTTAAGGCTCCAAATACATCATTTGCGAAAGACGTTTACAAGAATGGTGACCCAAAAGAACTATTCATCGCCATAAATGAATTGGCTTATCATCTATCTCCTTCATCAAATAATACAATTCAATGCTGCTATTGGGTTGAATGGATATTAGAATTCGAAACACAGTGTAAAAAGAAAAAAGTGAAATGTAAATGCGAGAGAAGGGAGTTTATTCCAGTCTCATCAAAGGACCAAATGGATATTGTGTGGGTGATTTGGGACCTACTTTTAACATTATCAAAACAAAAATCTTCAATTATTCAACGCAATATTCAATCACTTCTGAATATATTTACATTACGATATACAAGTGGTGTTGTACGTCGTAGAAAGTTCATTATTTACTTTGTGATTTCTTATTTAACAGAAAATATGAATCCAAACATTGCATTGTTTCGCGATCGTGCAACTATTGAAGGTATAAAAACAAAAATAGATACAATTTATAAACAGATCAAGAAAAATGAACATACCCCCAATACGGATTACTTATTTAATAATAACATAAGTCGTTCAAATCTAGATAAGACAATCGAGAAATTAGAAATCATGAAGACAATCAATTTTTGATGCAAATTATTTTTTCACATTATACAGTATATGGGTATGCAACGCACATGTAAAAAAAAGAAAAATACAAATAATAAGACTTTGAAGTCTGGTGGTAAATCGCGGTTTATCACAAAAGCGAAAGAGCAAAAGGAGATTGTCGAAAAAATGTTAGAAATGTTGAATATCATCAAATTATTTCATTGGAATACACATTCGTTAAGTTTACACAATGCTACAGATAAACTTTATGATAACTTGAATGCTCATATTGATAAATTCGTAGAATACATGATTGGGAAGTCTACATTTCAAGTCAAAGGAATATGTCATCCATGTTCAAAAGTTCTTTCGCAAAAGGAGTTTTTGAAACGTGTAGAATCCTATAAAAAATTCATACAGTATGTGTCTGGACGTTTTGATCCCTCAATAGATGCCGATTTAAAAGCCATATGTGATGATATTTTAGGTGATTTTAATCAACTATTATATTTCTTTCGTATGAATTAATTTGTCTATAATATACATTATGGATACTTATAGCACAAATATGCCAGATAGATTTAATATGCAACCGCAAACATCTTCAATTGATTCGTATGTCTTGAAGGTGATTGCGTTTGTCTTTATTATTGCGTTGTTGGGAGTTAATCTCTTCTCTTACTTGGAGGATGTGACAGAAATTGTCTCAGATTTCATGCGTCCTATTGTAGCAAATGTCCTAGGTTTTTTTGGTTATTCATTGGCAGAAACGTCTAAGAACGTTATTGATTTGTCTACCGAAGGTACAAAGGCAGCTACTGATATTGCAGCAGGCACACTAAAATCAGGATTAAATGTTACCACAGATGTTGTACAATCTTTAGGCACAAATGTCAATACGAATCGTAGAGATACAAATTATCGCAATAAATCAGATAAAGTATTGAAAGATGCTGAAAAACAATATCATTACATGAATAGCCGTGATAATAGACCAACGAATGCCAAACCTAATTCAACAATGGCTGGTGGATTTTGTTATATAGGAGAAGATAGAGGAGTTCGTACATGTGCTCAGGTAGAAGATCAGAAAATGTGTATGTCGGGAGCACTTTTCCCGACACATGATTTATGTGTCAATCCTAATATTCGTCGTTAAATCAAAAATCTGCTAATAAGGTAAAAAATGTCTTTTACTTTATTTCTAAAAAGTATATGGATATCGAAAAGACAATCGAAGACGCCATGCCTGACGGAGTCGTAGAAAAAATATTTCTGAAGGTCAAACTAGGTATGGTTAGTGTTGCAATGAAATTTGAAAGCAAAGGAACCCTTTTCGTACTACTACGTATTGTTATGGAGGAGATTGAACTCGAAAATTTGAAAGGACGTATGCAAAAGCAATTGGCTGAAGCAGTGATGGTGAAACTGGTACATGAATCCTCTATGGGAGATTTAGAGAAAGAGATATGTGCGAAAATAATTACAGACGGACTATTAGGCGATTCCATTGATGCAATTATCGCTGCAACAAAAGGAGATTTCAAAATTAATAAGAAAACACAGAAGAAGCTACTATCATGCTTGAAAGATACTGTTAAGGCAATTGTCAAGTCCATCAAGCGTAAGTAAGTCTCTTTGTATATCGTGTAAGTGGAATAGTCTTGTCTAATTCCATAACTACTCTCTTTCCTGGGACACCTGAACGTGTGCTATCAAAATATTGAGTTCGCGACGAGTTGGTGCTACATGTTGATATTGATGTCCTATTGTTTGTTTGAACATTACGAACAAAATTTTGCTTCTTCGTTTCTTTTGATTGTATATGATGATATTGTAGTATTTCATGTTTTCTACGCAAATCTAATGATGTGGCACCATGATTGACCACATGTGAAATGAATGTGAATGGCGTGTTAAAACGTGTCCATGTTCGTGGAGGATTTGGAGAAATATGAAATGCTTCACATGGTGTCAATACACTTGTTTCGTTAGGTTCGTTGGGTGAAGCCATTATCTTAAGGTAAGATATTTATAATGTAAAAATATTTGACTTCAATAAATTCAAATATTTTCATGTATCATGACTGAGTTCTAGGACGCTTAGTTGATGCCTACTACACCGTTCAACATTTCATCGGTTGCATGTCCTTCAGAAACTTCCATTTCTTCTGGTTCATGTTCATTTGCTCCGAAAAACCAATTGAGAGACAAGTAGTTATGCTTCTTTGCATTAAGGGAACTATCTTGAACCATCTTTTTATTGGGTCCCTTTTGTATGATACGAGAAATTTCACGAGTTCCAATAGCATAGTCATAATACCATAGATTACTAATATAGCCTAAGAAACCACCATTCATACCCATATATACATCTCCATAATTCTGCCTTGGAACACCCTTGAGCATACGTCGCTTGGTAATGACACCATTAATGTAAACATCTAAGTATTTGTTTTTAGACACAATCATAACATTGACCCACTTATTCATTGGAACGTTGGGAATTTCTATTTCCTCCGTGACATCTTCAACCTTCACATCTTCATAATATTCCGGTTCAAAAGTATTCATTACGACAACAAGAACATTGTCGTTCTTTTTCGGGTCCTTATCATGCTTTTTCAGATACAGACCTGGTGCATTGTTAGGGATTACAATTCCTTTATGGTATTCATCACTGTCGAAGTTCATTTTATCATCACCTTTATGGAAAACATGACGGTAATTAGTTGTATCATAAGAATCATCCTTAATGAACATCCACAATGACCATGTGAACTCGATACCACTCTTTTGATTTATTGAACGCATAACAGGAATTGCATTATTTTCTCTAGGGTCTTGTTCGATGATATGCATTTGCTTTGCATCTACCATCCCATCTATAAGGTGAGGATTACGACGAGGAGAAAAAAAGAAATACATAATGTTTACACTGAATTGAAGAAATATTAGGAATAGGAAGATCACTAAAATGACAAATGCAAAATTAGTGATGATGGAGTTAGAATTCATGAATTCATTTGATCCTTTCAGGAAGCCATTTAATATACCATCATTAGCATTATTTCGTTCATAATATCCACGATACATGTATATATATATAATAGAATAGAAAATCGTATGGAATATTCTATCATATTTACCGTTTAATGTATATCTTACCTATCTTCGTATTTTACTTAAAAAGTGAAACTCGCTTCTTCAACATTATTCTCGAGAAGAGCAACCTTAATATTATACTTACTAAAGTAATTGAAGATACCCCAACCTCCTCCGAATCCCTCTTTATATATGTTCCATGCCTTCTGGGGATCCATGGGTGCTGCATAATAGCGGAAACGAGAAGTGAACCCATTAAATCCATGTGGGCTAGGAGTGATGGTAATTGCACTATTCAAGTCAATACTGGGGACATTTGGAAGAAGGCATGTTTTTACAAGTTTACCGTTCAGGTAAATGTCTGCAGTTTTACCATTCACACTTACAATGGCATTCACCCATTTCTGAATTGGGATATTTTTCACTTTACATTCGTGGCTTGGTGATTGAGGACCATTGTTCGAAGTAGCCATATGATTAATAGTGATAACCATATCGTTTACATATGGCGATAAAGCCATTTTAATTCCAGAACGTTGAAATACAACCTTCTCACGTTCATACCCGGAATTCCAGTCTTTCACGTAAAACCAGATAGAATAACTGGAATTCACATTGCTGGATACCTTTAATCTTGTAGAATCAATCGTGTGGCTTTGGTTGGCATTTGAAAGTTTGGTGATAGGGGAATCAAAGAATAAATATGACACAAGGAAGTATAATAGAACAAGAAGAACAGTGAATGCGATGATGGTTGCATAATTCATAACTATATAATATTGAAAGAAATAAATTTGAATATTGCTAAAAGTATGAGTATGTTATATTACAGGAATGTCTTTGTTTTTCAAATAATTGTATTGATGTGATATAGACATTTTAGAAAGTGCATGTTTGAAATATTGTACGTTCACAATAGCTCCATCCAACCCTTGTTCATCTCCAGATGAGACGTTATCTTGTACCATATAAGGCATAATATTCGAACTTGACGCAATGAGTTCATTATTTAAGAACAGGTCCATCGTTCCGCTTGTGTAATTGATGACAATATTGTTCCATTTTTGGAGTAGAAAGTCAGAACCTTCATAAATAATATACTCTTTCTCTTTAATGTTTGCACTTTCATTTGAAGCACCTAGAACTCTGACTCTCATCATATTTTTATGTGAATTGTATTCAATAATAGGTTTATTGCCATAATTCAAGATTGTTCTATATGTATCTGAATCAGGATGAGGATGTAAATATACCCATACACTCAAGCCGTAGTTATAATCATTTACATTTTCCTCTTGTATGTCGCTGTTGAGTTCAGGATATTCTAAATTTTGATATGAGCCCAAATTAGTCTCAGAATCTAATTGTATTGGTTTATCAATCAATAATTCACCATCGTGAGTCATTAAATCAAAGACGAATTTGTTTAACCACGGAAGTAAGAAATATGTACCAATTAATACTGTCTCCATTATCATAACAGTCCATGTTACGCTTGGCGTTATCTTGAATTGCTTGTGTATCATTTCTGCTATATTAATAAATATGCGTGATAGATACATCATGCCAGATTTATCCCTCTTCAAGAAGACGTACACGAGAGAAATAGCACCTACTATGATACAAAACAGCAATGTATTTGAGATTATATCCTCGACAGATTTGCTCATTAGTCGTGTAAAATAGTAGAGAACGAATGAAATAAATAGTAATGTCATCACTACACTCACAAATTTGCTGATACGGGTCCATATATGTCCCCAAATTTCACTTTTATTAGCATATTGGAAAAAATTACCGTACTTATATTGAAACCAATATACAATTGAAAGGATGATTAGTAAACAACCTATATAGAATGATAAATGAGCAATTGTGCGATACGTGGAAATCATATTGTAGGGATCAAACCGAAATAGTGAATAGAAAATGAGAATGTATACATGTAAAATAGTCAATAACGTAACCAATGTTTTATTTTTATCTATGAATTCCATGATTGTTTTCGTATATGGATTTGTTCGTAAGTATTCAAGCATCTTATATAAAATACAGAAAAATATTTTATGTAAAGGTCAATTTAGAGCATAGAGATTCGTTCTCTTGCTGTTTTTTCACCATGACATTCACGACACAATGCAATTAGATTTTCAATGTGATTTGAACCACCATGTTCTAAACGAATACGATGGTCGACTTCATACCAGGCATTCAATTGTTTTTTACATTTTCCGCAACTCCAATTTTGCTGTGACGCTACCCACTTCTTCTTCGTTTCACTCACTGAGCGTTTAGTAGCATTTGGATTTTTTTTGGATCCACCTTGCTGATTACCCGAATACATTTGTGCTGTTTGTGGTGTTGCATGTTGAGAATGGATATTATGTCCTGGAGTATTTTGGATTGGTTGATTATATCCTGTGAAATCTAAAATAGGATTGATCATATGTAATGCTTCTTTATTAATAGGTAAATATTTTACAAGATTATTGGCATGTAGAAGCATATTTTGACTTTGGTCTGGATTCTTTTTTGACATCATGTATACTGAAAACCCTAGAAACACATAGAAAGCCATCTCATAATATTTTTTCCATGACTTCAATAATTGAAGATATTTTCCGTCATAATAAGTATTTGCTGCTAAGAAAACGGTGATACTAAATATGATTAATTCCCACTTCATAGTTATATATAATTAAGATTATAAGATTATTTACTAAACATCGATTCAAAAAAACGGACACATTCTCTCCATAATGATTGAAAGAATGTTGGTTCATTAATGGGTTTCTTGAAACTTTCATCATCAACAGTTGTCCAAATCTCTTGATGACATCCCCAATCGCTATAGGGGTATGTACAATATCCCAATTTGCCCCATACAATACCCCAGGTATTACGAATGATAAAACCGTCTTTGTTATACCCTACTACCGTCATAGCATGTCCCCCAATTCTTTGTTGACCCTTCTTCTGTTTCCACATTCTGGACCCATGATTGTAAACAGGAAATGAGATATAGCAAGGACCATTCACATAAAGAGCTCGTTTAAGAGAATCAATTGTATTCACCCGTGCATAGGACCTGATTTTATAATTTGATGCCTCAGAGTAATATTTTTCATCGATGTCACCTTTACTTTCAATTGTATTGTATGGATATAATGATTCACTACATGAACCAATGTTACTTAGAATACGCATGACATCTCGTCCATACATACCAGACTTGTCTTGGTTCACACGATTATTGTAAATGAATTGAGGACTCATATAGTCATCGAAATTCACATCTTTTTTCTCTTGCCATTCTTTCATACATGCTGCAGTTTGAGCAGCACATGTTCCTTGTGTACCTTGATTACGAATGCGATTCAACTGAGGACGTAAATCAAAAGTAGATGGCAACGAGAACGACTCATCATAAATAGACTCACTATTCCAGTCACGTTCGTCCTCAGGTGAGCGAGTTGTGTCATTTGTAATAATACCTTCGTATAGCATCTCTTCGTTAGCCATCATTTCTAAATGTATAAAACATTATTGCTTTAACTGGTTTCAATTGACACATTTTGATATTGTTACCAGCTGGTATATCAAACACATAGGGTAGATAAATACGAAGTTATTAGACAAAAAAGTATAACTATCCAAAATAATGATAAAAGGATTAGAGAATTGAAGATGAGTATGAATACTAACATGTTATAACATGGTAGTATTTTGACTTTAACTCTATTTCATGATGTTCATATACCGATCTATCACATACTTACAAACACCTATTTTCTTTTACATTCCATCGCGTACCATTTGGACAACGCCTCCGTCTTTTCGTTTTTGCAGATTTTGATATACACTCGTCCGTTTTGGGATTTCGTCGTGTACCATTTGGACAACGTCTTTGTTTGATCTTTTTCGTTTTGAATGGATTAATTCTATTGAGACGTTCTTCCAGTGAATCTTCTTGTTTCGTGGCAGATGCCTTCTTTAATACTTGAGGGGATACTCTTGACGATTCTATTATGGCATTCAAAGAGAATTCTTTTGGTTCAGACACAGACATTGGTTGACCCGACGGCTTTGCTGATACATTCGTCATTGACATAGACATTGGAGCACTTCTTTGCTTTTGTAGTTCTGATAATTCAGTAACCGACATCGGCGATTTTTCTTTATACATATCATCAGACTTGGGGTGAGATGTCAGTGTAGAGTTAATTTTTAATATATAGGATTTGATGTCAGACAAATACATTTTACGTTTTGCTGATGTGTTATAGTAAGTAGGATATTCATACAAAAAGCGAACCACTATTTCTCTTATTTTGTTATATACATCACTATTGTATGTATCCAAGTCTTGATACTGCGTCAGAGTAAGGAAGCGTGTATATACAGTCAATAATCCCCAAATATCGGTTGTCTTAATGAAGTCCTTATACATCAAACTCCAACCTTTCCAATCCTCGAAGGAGTCTCCAATTGGAAATTCTTTACAATAATTAAATAATGTAGTTGCGATGTATTTAATATACATATCAATAATACTTGATTCTGTGTACTTGGTATGATAAATAGACGAGAACATTTCTTCAAGAAAATCCATATGTCCTATTTTGTCATAGAACCCACCATCGTATTTCTTACTTAAATGCGAGTGTATATCTTGTACCTTTACATCAAGCGATTTCATTAGACGTTCAAGTGATGAATCGTGTACAAGTATATTTTGAAATTCAGATCTATTGTAAAAGAAGAAAGAATTGATTGGTATATTGAACGACAGAAATGAGAAATCCAACTCGAGAGTCAGCATACCTGGTTGTTGTGATAACCCCCAATCGATGATTCTAAATTTACCATCTTGTCCTACCAAGATATTAGAATCTTTTAAATCAAAATGATACAATCCTAATTTATTCATAGGCACAATAGCATTTTCCAGTAGTTCAATAATTTTTACATTAAAGTCTAACATATTGTCCAGTGTATGATTGTGCTCAATCCACTTCTGTAAATCCGTTCCACCATCAGGTAGTTGTAACAAATTATATTTTTTAAGGTTTTGATTGATAACAACGCGTTGAACAGTATGTATATTTGTACATGTTTGTTGGGCGGTTTGAATATCCTTTCTATTCAAGGGTTTGAGTTTTTTACAATGTTCAATATTATTAGCGATGAAGTAATCTTCCGCATTTTTTATTTTTGATAGTATTTTCTTAATGTCTTTTATTTCTCTGTATTCATCTTCAGCATCACGTGCGTTCATCAATTTCGACACACCTGTGTGAATCGTAGAGTCATCACACTGAAGTGCTGGTCTAAATACACATCCATATGTACCCGATGCAATTGCATCGCCACCATTTCTACGTCGTCCTCTTCTTTTCTTTGTTACTCGGGATTTATTTTTATGATTTGTCTTCATTACTATATAGCAGTATTATATTTACATGTTGTAGTAGTAAAATACTAGAATTATCACAAAACAAACGATCATCCATGCAAGAATATACTTTGTAATTTTCATAGTATTTTTTTGAATCACTTCATTTGATTCATAATGAATGTAGTATTCTTCGAGTGCTTTTTTCAATGAAATCTCTTCTTTTCCCAGTGTGATATTCACACGATTATGAATAAAATGGACCCATCGTAAAAATGAATCACGATTGTCTAAATATGGAGTTACGGGATATGTATCAATTAGTTGCATGAAATCGTTTCCAATTTCACGATGAGGAATGAATAATGGGAAGTTTTGAATAAAATCGTAGTATTTCTTTTTGACAACGTTATTTGCATGAGTAGGATATGAAAGTGCAATACTGAATAATACAAACCAGTAATGTGGGCCCCATATTTTTGGTTCTAGCTCCATACTCTTATGCTATATAATCATTTCATATGTTTTTCTAATAATACATGAAATGATATAAACTGATATCTTAAATTATTACAGTAGTATAATAATGACAACATATGATGAATTCTGTAATAATTGTGGTAAATTTGGACATAATACAAACGATTGTAAAATGCCAATCACAAGTATAGGTATTATCTTATTTCGGTATATGGATGACAAACTTCAATATTTGATGATTCGAAGAAAAGACAGTTTTGGATTTGTGGATTTCATAAGAGGAAAATACGGAACGAATAATGACATTTATCTTCGTCGTATCATTGATGAGATGACGATATCTGAGAAAGATAAAATATTGAATAGACTGTCTAATGACGATGACGATTTTAGTAGAAATCTGCTCAAACGAGTCAAAGCGAATGATATGAGTATTGACATTCCTACTATTACAAAGTATATAGCTGATAGCAAAACTTCATGGAGAGAAACTGAATGGGGATTTCCCAAAGGAAGAAGGAATAACATGGAGAAGGACTTAGATTGTGCCCTGCGAGAATTTGAAGAAGAAACAGGATATAAACGAAATTCTATACAAAT